ACCCGCATAGATCATTGCCTGTCCACGAGCCGCAGGGTCTAAATTAGCCAACTTAATATGCTGATTCACGGCCTGGACTAGAAATATTTGGCTCTAAAGCTGGCACTAAATTAACTGGTCTTGACAAAGGTGCGTTATCGCAATTTGCTAGTGATCCTGCAAATATACCTAAAGTGTTTTTTTCTAGCCCAAAAATGTTTGCATCTTTAGTAGAGTTAGTTGGCGATAAAGCATTGGCAACACAAGCGGCACAACAATATACGGCTAATGAATTAACGCTAAGAAAAACATCCCGTGAAGTTGGTACTTGGATGACAAAAAACAGAGAGTTTTTAAGCACAGTACCAGAGATAAAAACATCTGTAATTGCCTATCAAAATTCGTTGCAAAACAGCGAAAGAGAAATAGCTAACATAGGGTCAAAAATTCAAAAGTTAGGTGGAGAATCAAAAGCAACTGCTTCAGCAGCAACCGCTACTGCAAGGCAAATGCTTACCGAAGGTAGAGCTACTTCTCAAGCACTTACAAAAGAAGCAACTACTGTTAGTAGCGAAAGTGCTGCATTGGCTGACAAACTATGGAATGGTCGGTCAGGGGAGTTAAAAAATGCCCGTGAAGCTATTGAAGGTGGTGATTTGACCAGATGGGCCGCTATTGCGCCAATCATAGAACGCTCACCAGAAGCTAAAACAGCAATTTATAATGCTGTGCGACAAGTTACATCTGAAATAGCAACCAATAAAGCGGTAATTCAAAAGTTTAACGAACAGATGCGTCCCGCTTTAGAGAGATTTGGGATGCTGAGTAAAGAAGAAGCGGATCGAATTGCTGCCGAATTAGTAAAAATAGGGGCTAAATCTGGCTCTGAAGCAGAAAAGTTAGGTTTGATGCGGAGACTAATTCTGCAAGGTGTAACTGGATATTCTAGTTCCTTGACTAGTCGAGGTACAAACTTTGCATTTATAAGTGCAGTCGATCAAATACCTAAATCATCTGGTATGTTAGGTGGCCCAATAGCACCGCCTCCTACTCAAAAACAAGGTATGTTGTCTAGGTAGTTATGTCTGAGTGGATTGAAACAATCGTTGCGGCAGTCTGTATCAGTTGTTTTGTCATCTTTTGTAGTTACATTATTGTTTGGGCGTACCCGTGAAATGGTTTCTAGTGCTGTCAATGTTGTTTACATTGGTAGTATCTAGTAAAGAGAAAACTGAATATCGTTGTATTAGGTGGGCATGGACAGGTGATGTCTATAACCGAAAAGTAGTATGTCTTGAATGGCAAAAGGTAGATAAGAGATGATTGATCCTCTAACAGCCCTAGCTGGCATTCAGCAAGCTATTTCGATGGTTAAGAAGGCGAGTAAGGTCGCCAATGATTTAGGTTCTCTTGCCCCAATGATTGGCAAGATGTTCGATGCCAAGAGTACCGCTACTAAGGCGTTAATCGAGGCTAAGAAGGGCAAAGGCTCAAATATGGGGACTGCTCTCCAGATTGAGATGGCTCTTGAACAAGCTAGGGCGTTTGAGGAAGAGTTAAAGATGCTCTTTATGACCACAGGTAAGGTTGACGTTTGGAACAAGATTAAAGCTCGTCAAGACCAGATGGACATAGATGATGCAAGGGAACTTAGGTCGTTAGAGAAAGCAGAGAAGAAGGCTAAACAAAAAGAGCAAGAGATGCAAGAGTTAGCCATGATTATTGGTGGTGTGGCTTTTGTTTTGTTTTTGGTTGGAATTGGTATCTATGAACTCATGGAGTTTTGCGATACCACTAAAAGGTGTGGTCGGTGAATGAGTACCAGAAGACCTTTGACCTATGCCTAAAGATATTCGTTTACGGGTGTGTGGCGTTATGGTTTCTTGGCTTCTTAAAGTTCTTGCCTGATGATTTGTCGGACAAGATTGTTAATCTTTTACTTGGAAGGGTTGGGTTAGGGAAATGAGAATTACCACTTACCAACAGAATGCTCAAATGTTGTCAGAGGCTCACAGGATGATCCACCAACAGAATATGAAGCGTTTGGCAGAACTAACCAGACAAGCTGAACAACAACAGAGAGTCCAAGAGATTAAGACTCAGTGGGCTAAATCTGTGGACATCAAAGCATGAGATACCTACTGCTTCTTTTGTTGCTTACGGGCTGTGAGGAAAAGTACCGCTATTTTTGTCAGAACCCAGATAACTTTCATGCTGAACCTTGCCTAAAACCTAGATGCCAATTCACTCAGACTTGCCCCGAATACTTAGTAGCACCAATCTTGGAGAAAAAAGTTGACGAAGTTAAACCTAACAACTGAAGAGATAGAGGTAAGGATTTGGGGGTTTGTCGTGGTTGCGGTCACACTTATTCTCATGTTTATTGTTGCTGCTTTGCTCTACTCTGTGACCTTTGTTACTCAGCCTATCAAAAGTATGGCTCCGATTGACCAAGCCTACACCAAGATGCTGAACGACATTGTTCTGCTGATCGTGGGCGGTATTGGTGGCGTTATTGGTAAACGGGCTATGTCTAGTGCTTCTAGGGCGTTTAATCCTCCAACACAGCCAATGTGTCAACCAATGGGTTATGGAGGCTCTCAGGGCGGTTTTAACGCCTCCTATGCACCTCCGCAATCTGCGTATGGTTTGCCTAGTCAACCATTTGGTGCTATGCCTGTTTGGAAGAACCCAGAGTTGGATGAATCTTGGACACCTGGCCCTCCTCCGACTACCCCTCCTGACCATTTAGAAGATGACCAAGAGCGTGAAGAATTAGCACAAGCTAGAAAAGAGGCTGAATAATGTTACCTATTCCTTTACCTTGGTTAATCGTGGGTGTTCTTATTTCCTTGTTTGGCAGTTACAGGGTAGGACACCATTATGGGTGGCTAGAACGTGATGGAGACATGAAAATAGCTATTGCCCAAAAGAATGAAGAATCTCGTAAAACAGAGCAACAACTGAACGAACAAATCAACCAAAACGCTACTAAATTACTGGAGGCTACCAATGCTATCAATCAAAAGACTTCTGCCCTTGCTGTTGCCAATCGTGCTGGCAAGTTGCGCCTCTGCCCCTCCAGTAACGTACAAGCCCCCACAAGTTCCTCCATTGCCACCACAGATACAAAAGCAACCAGTGAACCTGACAGACAGGCTAATGAACCTTCTGATGCCGAAAGAGCAACAATCGATGCCATCGCAGAAATAGTCGCCCAAGGGGATAAGAATACTGTCGCTTTGAATGCGTGTGTAGATTCTTACAATGACATTAGGAATTTGTTGAATGATAAACGCTGAACAACTCCGACAACTTCACATTGGTGAAGAATGGGTAGATGCCCTAAATGCCACTTTTGAGCGTTTTGACATTTCTAACCCCCTTAGAAAAGCGGCTTTCATTGGTCAATGTGGGCATGAATGTGGGAACTTCAGAATACTTGAAGAGAACCTGAACTATCGTGCAGAGGCTTTGCAGAAGTTATGGCCTAAAAGGTTTGATGCTGCCAAGGCACAAGCTTGCGCTCGTAATCCTAAGTTGATTGCCAATACTGTTTACTCTAATCGAATGGGAAACAGGGATGAGGCTTCAGGGGATGGATGGCGTTTCAAGGGAAGAGGATGTATCCAATTGACAGGCCATGCAAACTATTTTCATGCAGGTCAGGCTCTAGGGGTGGATTTTGTAATGCAACCAGAGTTAGTGGCGACTCCAATGTATGCGGCTCTCACAGCAGGATGGTTTTGGGACACCCACAGACTGAACCAATATGCTGATACAAAAGATTACAGAACCCTAACCAAGAAGATAAATGGTGGGTTTATAGGGCTAGAAGACCGCATAAAGCACATAGATCACGCATTACTTGTGTTGGCATCTTAAATTAAATTGTCATAAATACTGTATAAGGTGTTGAAATGCCTAACATTCCTACGCCAGAACATTCACAATTGTTCGCACAAAGTGTCAGAAAGTGGCAACAAGTGCTTAGTCTGGGTGATTGGAGAATTGAAAAAGGAAGTAAACCAGCAAAGGCTGCTATGGCTTCTGTTGAGTTTAATGCTTCTGCTCGATTGGCTACTTATAGACTAGGTGATTTTGGTGCTGAGAAGATCACGCCAGAGTCTCTGGATCAGACTGCTTTGCATGAGCTACTTCATATATTTCTACACGATTTAATGACTGTGGCGCAAGACCCTAAATCATCTCAAGATGAGATTGAAATGCAAGAGCATAGGGTCATCAACTTGCTAGAAAAATTACTCTCTAAGGATTCTTATGGGAAGCAGTAACGAAACCTGTACGGATGCCGAGTTTATACAACTATGGGGTCAACATGAATCTGCAACAAAAATTGCTGAACATCTTGGCGTAAGTATCAGAGCCACTCATCTGCGTAGAAGGTGGATTGAAGAGCATTATAAAATGACACTTCCCGCAAAAGATTTTCGTGGTGCTAAATACGATAAAACCAAGCCTAAGTCATTCTCTCCGCTAAAACAGGTAGAACTTGGGATGTTGGATGGGACTGTGATTGTGTTCTCGGATGCTCACTTCATACCTGGTCAACGAACAACAGCGTTTAAAGGGCTTCTATGGGCTATCCAAGAGTTCAAACCCAAGGCAGTGATATGTAACGGGGATGCGTTTGATGGGTCTACCATAAGCCGCCATGATGTAACTGAACTACCACAGACTTCTGTCATTCAAGAGTTGAAAGCTACGCAAGGTGCGTTGGGTGAGATAGAGGAAACCGCCAAAGCAGCGAGACACAATGTAAAGCTACTGTTTACATGGGGTAATCACGATATTCGGTTTGGCAATAGACTTGCTCAACACGCACCACAGTTTAAGGATGTTATTGGCTTTAAGTTGACAGACCATATAACCGAGTGGGATTTCTGTTGGGCAGTATGGCCTACTGACCAATGTATTATCAAGCACCGATATAAGGGTGGAATCCATGCCACTCACAACAATACAGTAAACGCTGGTGTGTCAATAGTTACGGGTCATTTGCACTCTTTGAAGGTCACGCCATTCTCTGATTACAACGGGTGTAGATACGGGGTAGATACGGGGACTTTGGCTGAAACTGATGGCCCACAGTTTACTTATGCTGAGATAAACCCAAACAATCACAGATCAGGCTTTGCGGTGTTAAACTTCTTCAATGGTCAGCTTTTATGGCCTGAACTCGTCCATAAATTTGATGAGGACATGGTTCAGTTTAGAGGCGAAGTGATTGATGTAGGTGCATTTTGAGTGCATGGCTAATCATCCTGACGGGGGCTATTTACGCCTATATCGCTGGTGAACAGCTTTGAAAAGATAACCCGCACATGGCTATCGTGTACGCAGGGTACGCCTTTAGCAATGTGGGGCTTTATCTGTTGGCAAAGTAGGTTTTATTCTTCGTCAGAAGTTAAACCTGCAACTATCACTTCTTCTTCTTCTGTATCTTCTTCTTCATCATAGTCAACAGCTTCATATTCAACTGCCCATCCAAACGACTCTTGGAATTCAATAAACTCCTGAATAACCTTGATTTTATCAAAGTCATTGGTTTCAACTGTAATCTTCTCATCTATGTTCCAACCAAATTCCATTTCAAATTTCATGATTTTCTCCTAACGCAACGAATTGTTGCAATGACATACTAAATTTGGTATGTGTCAGCTATGTGTTCTTGCAGGGCAACTTCTGCCTTGGTTGCAGTTCCCATGACAAGGTGGGCAGACTTTCATATTCCTTACAAAAGTAGCAAAACTCTGTGCTGTGTCACCAAAGGGTTTCATCTTGTCAAACTCTTGGGCTACTTCTTCAAGAGTATCGTTTCTGGTTTGGTTTTCATTCATCTCACTCTCCTTAATTCCATCACCTTCTCAGGTGGTGGTGGCAGCATCTTCTCGCTTGGTGGACTCCATCCATGTTTCTTCCATAGTGCCTGAACATCTGATCCAGACTCCCATTTAAAGTCTTTTGTTGCTACCGATGGATAACTAATCTTGGAATGCGGTGGTTTTTCAAGCATTTTTCGCCTTCATCACTCGTTGATTTCTGCCAAACTTGCCACGTTTGACACCTGATACTTCAATAAATCCCTTGTCTAACAAAGCACGATACCTTGCTGTTATAGAGGAATATGGGTAGTTTGGATACATCTCTAGTATCTCGTCTGAGATACACCCCTCTGGATGGCTTTTAATGGCCTCGTAGACGAGAGTTTCTAGCTTGGTGGTATCAACTGCTTGAGCCGCCTGATGGCTCGTTGTAGGGTCTTCTCTTCTAGCCAGTTTAAACGCTGGCGTACCAAAGAATCTCTCCATCGACTGTTTCATGTTGCCGAAAATATCATTCATTATTGACTCCTATCAATTAAAAAGTTATGTATTTTCTCTTTGTAGAGTAAGAAATCTCTCATTTGTGCCTTCGACTAAAAGCCCTTCAACGCCACAAGAAAGACAATGAAATGTTCCCTTGCAATGGTCAGCTAAGAGGCTCTCAGAAATCTCTTTGTGCCAAGGGCATTTGGCAGTTGAACGCACAACACGCTTATGGTGCAAAGCGGGTTCTATAAACAACTCCCCCTTGCCTTTGTTTGGGCCGTAAAAGTTATCTTTAATCGCCACAACTGTAATATCCATTATTAACTCCTATTGGGTGGGGCTACGACGGTTCGCCTACTAGCTTTCAAAAAAGTAAAAACAGCTTTCGCCCCGATGAAAGTTTATCAAAAAGGAAGGTCGCTGTCTTCAAAACTTGCCTTTTTAGGGGCTTGTTTGGGCTGATATTCTTCTTTGGGTGATACTGCTAAACCCATGAATTTGCCTGATTTGCCCTCTTTAATCCATGCAGATAGCCAGTAATCCTGACCATTTACAGTAATGTTCCCTTTGTAATCAGGGTGTTTCTCTGTTTCCTTTTTGTCGTTTTTGAACAACACGCCTGAGTTATCCTTTTTTTCCATTACATTTCCTTCGCTTTCTTTAACGCTGCACGCACTTTACTAGGTAGGAGTGTCCATAGGGCGATCTTTTGTTCGCTATCTAAGTTCTCTCCTTCCAACTTATCCCAAGCTGCCTTGGGGTCACCTTGCTCACACATGGCAATCAACTCCATTGCCATCTCTTGCAAGTACTGTAATTCCTCTTGAGGAATGTTATCCATTGCGCCCTGAGTAGGTGTAATCACTACTGATCTGCCCTCTTCGGGGACGTCTTCACCGCTATACAAATATAGACCCAAACCATGTAGTGCCAGGGCTTTGGTCATACAACGCATAATTGCTGTATTGACAGCAAAAGCATCAGGGTTAAGGATGGCCTTGTTTCTGTAGTCCATCACGGGAAGTTGGCAAGTCATTGGCTTATCAAACATGGTAACTGTAACGAACACCATTGCTGTGCCGTTGATATCCATGTAGCACTTGCAATTAAACATCTCTATTTTGTAGGAAGCCTTTGGATCGGCTTTGAGAGCTTCTGCCCATGCCCAAGCCCATGATAGGTAGGACAGGCCATTCTTCTTCTCAACGTGTTCGTTGACGTTCTTTTTCAGTAACATTTCTATTGACATATTAACTCCTTTGATTTTCGTTTAACTCTTGTTGAATAATCTCTTTTTGTTGTTCAGGATATAAATCCTTGAACTCGATAAAGTCTGCTTCTTGGCAGCAAACTATCTTATTTCCCTTGATTGTCAAACAATAAGGGCAGTAGTGGATGTCTGAGAACTCTGACACATAGGTTTGAAATAGTGTTTTCATGTGAGACTATCGTAAGCCATTGTCCACAGAACATCACCCGCCAGATCGGTGAGCTTGTTCAACTCATCTTCTGTCAATGGTGTTCCATCTTCATAGCATCCACTTGAAAAGTAGGCATCAGCGAAGTCTGGAAAGTCTCTGCTATCTACTCCATCTACTTCTAGGTCTACAACCTTTTTTCCATTAAGAATCGGCATATTTACTCCTGTTAAGCGTGGGTTACTGTTTGCCCACACCGATAATGTGCCACATAGATTCCTGAATTTACATAGGGGTTTTCCCTAATTTACGCAACTTTTTTATCATGTTAGGCTACTCACATGAACATCGAACAAATTGAACAAAAATGTGCAGAAACATTGCTTGATTACGCAATCACAATGGCTAATGCTTAGGTAACCGAACCAGAGGACTTCAATGCCGCAGTAACAGCTTTGCTTTGCAGAACACTAGAAAACCACATAAACCGCCCCATCAACATTCAGGAACTTTACCAATGACCCAAGAAGCAGTTATCAGAGCATTACAAAACGGCCCACTTACTTCCTACCAAATAGAAGACTTAACAGGCATACCCAGACTATCTATTGCAGCTTGTTGCACAAAGATGAGCTACAAGAAGAAGCTAAAAATTGGGAAAATTAAGATGGGTCGATCATGGGTTTCTCAGTACACCCTAGAACCGCATATGATTGAGGCTGAAAAGGTAGAAGAACCTCGTGATCTGCTAAACCCGTTTGACATCAGAAACGCTAAAGGCATCTTCACTAAGTCTGAATATGCTTCTATGAACGCACAAGCTGTTCGTTTGTTTGGCAGAAAACCAACAAATGAAATAACCAACAATCAATTTATTTGATACAATGTTTTGAAACACGGCTAAGTACGAAGTCATGAGCGTACTGAAAAGAGAACTCCCCTCCTGCCGCAGTTTCTTTCTGGGAGATTTGCGGAGAAGTGCCATGCACTATTACAAATTTAACATTGCAGATTATCGTAAAGATACAGGTCATTTATCAACAATAGAACATGGCATCTATCGCCAGTTGATTGATTGGTATTACCTTGATGAACAACCTATTCCAGAGGAAACCCAAGTGGTTATCAGGCGGTTGCGTTTGGGTTCTGAAGAGGTTACTTTTCTAAGAAATATTCTTGACGATTTCTTTGTTTTAGGCAAAACAGGATACACACACAAGCGCATTGAAGTAGAGATTAAAGACTATCAAGAGCAAGTAGAGAAAAACAAGAACAATGGGAAGCTAGGCGGTAGGCCAAAGAAAACCCAGTCGGTTATTTCTGGGTTGCCAGATGAAAGCCAAAATAACCCTAACCAAGAACCACTAACCACTAACCATAAACCAAAGAGAGAGAGCGCAACTGTAGTTGCTTGCCCACCAGATGTTTCTCAACAAATTTGGAATGATTGGGTAGCCCTTCGTAAAAGCAAGAAAGCACCGATTACCCAAACTGTTTTGAATGGTGCTATTGCTGAAGCAAAGATTCTTGGTTGGCCTTTAGAGAAGTTTTTGGCTGAATGGTGTAGTCGAGGTAGCCAAGGTTTGAAAGCAGAATGGATTGTTAAGCCAAACCCTGCTGACAAAGTAAGGCTCACTGTTGCGTCATCAAATGAGCCTGACCCTGCTTTGCTGAAGATTGCAGAAGATGCGAAAAAAGCAGCACCTATTCCGCTAGAAGTATTGGCTAGGATGGCTCAAATAAGGGGAAGAGCATGATCCACTATCACGGCTTGCCAATAACTCCTGCCACAGTAGCTGTTAAAGCAATTGAAAATGGTCATGCGTTTGTTTCGTTTGCTCATTCTGACCAGCTTTCTATAGCAATTGAGGTGTGTCAGTCTTTCGCCATAGACAATGGAGCATTCTCTGCCTGGCGATCTGGCAATCCAATCCAAGATTGGCAACCTTTCTACGATTGGTCACTTAATCTCAAAAAAGTACCTTCTTGCGACTTTGCAGTAATTCCTGACGTTATTGATGGGACTGAAGCAGACAACGATGCTTTGCTGAAAGATTGTCCGCTGCCGACATGGTTTGGCGCACCAGTTTGGCATATGCATGAATCTTTAGAGAGACTTGAACAACTTGCAAACACCTATGTGCGGGTCTGCATTGGTAGTTCTGGGGAGTTTTCTACAGTAGGAACATCTAATTGGTGGGTCAAGATGGGGCAAGCCATGAGAGTTATTTGTGATGACATGGGAAGACCTGCTTGCAAACTGCATGGTTTAAGGATGCTAGACCCTGCAATCTTTACCAAATTACCATTTTCATCAGCAGACAGTACCAATATTGGCAGAAATGTTGGCATTGATGTGCATTGGAAGCATGGCAATTATCTGCCGCCAACCAAAGAAGCCAGAGCGCAAGTCATGCGTTCTAGGATCGAGGCATTCAATGCCCCTTCACAATGGAATTTTTATCAACCAATGGAACAAGAAACACTTTTATGATTTTTGCTTTAATTGCATATGCTGTGGCAATGGTTGCCGCAAACCTTTTAGTGGCTACATTTGGGCCAGCAATCAGCCCAATAAACGCATTTTTACTGATTGGACTTGATCTGACGCTGAGAGATTGGCTTCATGTTCGACTCAAAACATGGCAAATGGGTGGATTGATAGTGGGAACAGGTGCTTTGACCTATTTGCTAAACCCTGCGGCAGGAATGATTGCGGTAGCTTCTGCGGTGTCATTCTTAGTGGCGGCTTTGGTAGATTGGGCAGTTTTTGTAAAAACCACAGGCTCATGGATTAAACGAGCAAATGTTTCAAATACTGCTGGCGCTGCCGTTGACTCTCTGTTGTTTCCGACTATTGCATTTGGTGCTTTGATGCCTGAAATTGTGGCACTTCAGTTTGTAGCCAAGGTATCTGGTGGTGCTATTTGGTCTTATGTTTTAGAAAAGAAGCTAAAGCATGAACTACTTTGAAGCTATGAGACTGCTAGACAGAGTAAAAGAGGGTGTCCCTTACCCATTACACCTGATAAACAAAGCATTGGAGTTAACTGGTGACTTGGAGTAGAAGAAACATTCAAGGCCCAAGCGATAGAGTAATTCTTGAGCAAGCCGAGGCAAGAGAGCTTTATCGTAATTGGGAAGGCAGTAAAAATCGTGATCTCATTCGTGCGAGATTGGAGAGAGCCGAAAGAATCTATGGCACTGGCGCAAGAGATCGCATAAGGGAATATATGAACCGAATCAAAGATGGGACACTTCTATGACTTTCATGGTCACTTTCAAAGTAGACGCTAACCCTGTTGGCAAACAAAGGGCTAGATACGTCAA